CAGGTAGACGATAGCCCATTTAATCGTGGCGCAATCATAAACCATGCTTACGCAGCTATTGCTGGGATGGTGGATTATGTCTGTTTCCACGATGTAGACTATATGCCTATGTGGGCAGATTACTCAGAGCCTAATTTGCCAAGCCGCATTATCTGGCATGGTATGGACACAAGACCAGTAGGACACGGTACAGATCAAATAGTAAATGCCCAGCGTTATGGCCTAGCTGCGGTAGCGGTAATGAAGAAGTGGCACTTTGAAGCCTGTAACGGCTACTCCAATACTTATTGGGGATGGGGCTACGAGGACACAGATCTCGCTAAGAGGCTTGAATCAGTCGGTCTGCCACTAGGGTATAGAGATGGCACTTTTATCGCCTTAGATCACGATTCAAACGGTTATGACGCCAATGGCGAAACAGAAGTAAGTAAGGCAAATGCTAAACGCTTTGCAGATAGGGTTTACCCTAACATGGTAGATGGACTGGCAACGCTCAATGCAGATGTTGTAGAAATACAACAACACATGGCTAGAGGGCTGGCAGATGGCGAAGAAGCTCCGTTAATTTGGTGTAAATACGATCTAAAGGAAATGTATGAAAATGTCTAAGTCAGAAAAGAAAATCGGCAAAGTAATGGGCGAGTACAAATCCGGAAAGCTAAAGTCAAGCTCTGGCAAGAAAGTTAGTAATCCTAAACAAGCCATTGCCATTGCAATGTCGGAGGCTGGCAAGTCAATGCGAGTCAAGAAGTGAAAGTCCGAGAGGCTGCTGGCATCCTAGAGCGCATGGGCGTTGCTGGATACAATAAGCCTAAGCGCACACCTAACCATCCTACTAAAAGCCATGTCGTTGTGGCTAAAGAGGGCGATCAGGTAAAGACCATTCGATTTGGTCAGCAAGGCGAAAAAGGTAGCCCAGACGGTAGCGCAAGGAATAAAGCATTTAAAGCAAGACACGCTAAGAACATAGCCAAAGGCAAAATGAGTGCAGCTTTTTGGGCAAATAAGGTAAAGTGGTAAAACTGTTGTAGAATAGCAACATCATCAACCATCAACCCAAAGGGAATGGAATGTTAGGAGCAACAAAAATAGAGTGGATGTCAGTAGAAACCCTGATACCTTACGCTAAAAACGCCAGGACACACTCAGACGAGCAAGTTGCTCAGATTGCCGGATCAATCAAAGAGTTTGGGTTTAATAACCCTGTACTTGTAGATAAAGACAATTCAGTCATCGCTGGGCATGGCAGGCTTATGGCGGCAAGAAAGCTAGGCATGGCTAAAGTGCCAGTAGTGCAGCTAGGCCACATGACCGAAGCACAGCGCAAAGCCTATGTATTAGCAGATAACCGTATCGCCCTAAACTCTGGGTGGGATACAGGTATGCTGTCGCTAGAGCTGCAAGACTTAAAAGACGATATAGACCTTAGCCTATTGGGATTTGATCCTGATGAGCTAGATGCCCTGCTAAACCCCATAGAGGAAACAGAAGGCCTAACAGATGAAGATGCTGTGCCTAATGTGCCAGATGAGCCTAAGACAAAGCTAGGAGACATCTACATATTGGGCAATCATCGGCTTATGTGCGGTGATAGCACAAGTATAGATGCGGTAGATAAGCTAATGGATGGTAAAAAAGCTGATGTAGTGTTTACTGATCCACCTTACGGAATGTTCCTAAATGCTGACTACTCTGATATGGACAGCAAATTTAAAGGATCTACAGGCGGCAACAAGTATGACCAAGTAATAGGTGATAACGAGGACTTTAGCCCTGAGCTTATCAATACTGTGTTTGCTTGCTTTGATTACTGTAAAGAGATATTCCTATGGGGTGCAGATTACTATGCAGAGCATTTACCTAATAAAAACAATGGTTCATGGGTAGTATGGGATAAGCGTGGCGATGAGTCTGCCGATAAGATGTACGGAAGCACTTTTGAATTATGTTGGTCTAAGGCTAGACATAAACGAATGATGGCTAGAGTTAAATGGGCTGGCATTTTTGGAATGGAAAAAGAGCATGATAAAAAGCGTGTTCATCCTACACAAAAGCCAGTAGAGCTAGTGGCATGGTTTTTTGATTACTTTAGTCTTAAAGATAAAAAGAATGTGGTTGATCTATATGGTGGATCAGGTAGCACTCTTATTGCATCAGAAAAAGTAGGTAAAAATGCTTTTGTAATGGAGCTAGATCCTAAATATTGCGATGTAATAGTAAAGCGGTGGGAAGAATTTACAGGCAAAAAGGCCGTACTTTCGGAGTTAGAAAAGGCTTAATATGCAAGGTATAGAACATATCCCAACCGAAGAAACAAGAAAACTAGTCCGAAGCCTTAGCGCTGTGGGTATTAAGTATGTAGATATTGCTGGCAAGCTAGACATATCAGACGATACGCTAGTAAAGCATTACAAGAAAGACTTAGAGGATGGCAGGGTAGATGCAAACGCTTCTATCGGTCAAACCCTATTCCAGCAGGCAAAGAATGGTAATACAGCCGCAGCGATATTTTGGCTAAAGACCAGAGCGCAATGGAAAGAAACAAACGGATTGGAAGTATCTGGCGCAGATGGCGCACCATTAGCAGTTAAATGGCTGACAGAATAGTAACGATACCCTATAAACCAAGAGTGCCTCAGAGGTTAATCCATGAGGCGATGGATGAGCATCGCTTTGTAGTAGGCGTAGCGCATCGAAGGATGGGTAAGACGGTAGCGGCACTAAACCACATTATTAAGGCTGCTCTTGAAAACAACCAGCAAGCCCCTAGATACGCTTATATAGCCCCTACCTATGGGCAGGCTAAACGAGTGGCATGGGATTACCTTACGCACTTTGTAAGGCCGTTAGATGCGGTAGCGAACATAGCCGAGCTAAGGGTAGACTTCTTAGGCCGTAGGATTCAGCTATACGGCTCAGATAACCCTGACAGTTTGCGTGGGCAATATTTTGATGGTGTAGTGTTAGACGAAATTGGCGATCAAAACCCTAAGATATGGAATGAGATTATCCGGCCAGCTTTAGCGGATAGAAAAGGGTGGTGCTTGTTTATCGGCACACCTAAAGGCAACAACCATTTCAAAGAGTTATTTGATCGAGCCAGCAAAGAGCCTGGCTGGTCTGCATTGCAGTTTAAGGTAAGCGAAACGCAGATCATAGATGCAGAAGAATTAGAAGCCGCCCGAAAAGAGATGGGTGACGATAAGTACAACCAAGAGTTTGAGTGCAGTTTTAACGCTGCCGTAGAAGGAAGTTACTACGGAAAGCTGGTAAACGACCTAGAGGAACAGGGTCGGATGTGCGAAATCACTAGAGATGACCTATGCCAGACTTATGTAGCTTGGGACTTAGGGATGGGCGATTCGACAGCATTGTGGGTAGCGCAGAACGCAGGCCAAGAAACACGATTGATGGACTATGTAGAGAATCATGGTCAAGGACTAGATTGGTATGTGAACTGGCTCAAAGATAACAACTGGCATCAAGCAGAGCAACTCCTTCCGCACGATGTGGAAGTAAGAGAGCTAGGCACAGGCAAGAGCAGGCTAGAGGTATTGCGTGAGGCTGGTCTAAATGTAAAGGTATTACCAAGGCTATCGGTAGATGACGGAATCCAGTCGGTTAGGCGTTTATTGCCTAGATGCTGGTTTAATATGCCAAAGGTAAAGCAGGGCTTAGATTGTGTACGCAATTACCGTAGAGAATATGACGAGAAACGCAATGTGTTTTATGACAAGCCCTTGCATGACTGGGCATCGCATGGCTCAGACGCTTTTAGGTATTTGGCATTAGGCATGGAGCAAACAAATACATGGGCGCAACCATTAAAGATTAACGCAAAGTGGATAGTTTAAATATGGATGACAACAAGCTAAAAGGTATTCTAGACGCAGAGATTGATAACTCAATCGGCTTTGTGGATACCGAAACAACCGAGGCTCGTAGAAAGGCATTGACCTACTACAATCGTGAGCCATACGGTAACGAAGTAGAAGGCCGTTCATCCATTGTTACTGGAGAAGTTGCTGAGGTAGTAGATGGCGCATTGCCACAACTGTTGCGTATATTTACCCAGTCAGACGAGTTATGCCGCTTTGAGCCTAAAGGCCCAGGCGATGAGGAAGGTGCTAAACAAGCTACGGAATACTGCAACCTAGTCTTTTTCCAAGACAATGATGGCGTAATCCTGATGCACAACTGGTTTAAAGACGCTCTCTTGCAAAAGAACGGCATTGTCAAATACTGGTGGGAAGATAGCGAAGATCCAACAAAAGAGAAGTACAAAGACCTGTCGGCAGAGGAGTTTCAGCTATTGTTCTCTGATGGCACGATGGAGTTGGTAAGTCAGGACATGAAGGAAGTATCGCCTGAGATTATTGATCCAATGACCGGCATGATTATCCCTGCTGCATACTCATACGATGTAGTGGTAATGAAAAAGAAAGAGTCTGGTCGGGTTAAGATTCAGAATGTACCGCCAGAGGAGTTCTTAATCTCTAAGCGTGATAAGACGATTAAAGACGCTCGATTTGTAGCGCATCGCCTTTATATGACTCGCTCGGACTTAATTGCTGCTGGTTACTCTAAGGACATCGTAGATAACCTACCTGCGTATTCAGACTTAACCTACACTCCTGAGCGCATTGCTCGTTTTGATCGTGGCGAGATGCCGGATGAAACGCAATCATTAGACTTCTCGATGCAAGATGTAGAAGTGTTTGAGTGCTATATCCGTACCGATTACGATGACGATGGCATTGCCGAGTTGCGTAAAGTTACCTACGCTGGCTCAGAGATTCTTGATAACGAAGAAGTAGATCACATTCCATTCGCTAGTATTTGCCCAATCCCAATGCCACATAAGTTCTTTGGGCAGAGCTTGGCAGACCGCAGCATGGACATTCAGTTGATTAAGTCTACGATTACCCGTCAGATTTTAGACAATATGTACCTAACCAATATGCCTCGTATGACAGCTATTGATGGTCAAGTAAACATGGATGACCTCTTAACCGTTGCTCCTAATGGAGTAGTACGCATGAAGTCGCAAGGCGCAGTACAAGCCTTGACCGTACCGGCAACCGCAGCACAGTCGTTCCCAATGCTAGAGTATTTAGACTCGGTAATGCAGAAGCGCTCAGGCGTTGCACAGGCTGGTCAGGTATTAGATCCAAGCATTTTGCAGAACACAACGGCTACGGCTATTGCGGCAATGCAACAGACTGGCGCAGGCCGTATTGAGATGATTGCTCGTATCTTTGCTGATACAGGTGTAAAGGACTTGTTTACAGGCATTTTCCACTTACTCTGCAAGTACCAAGACAAGCAGCGTGTAATCCGTCTGCGTGGCAAGTATGTATCTATTGATCCTAGAGAGTGGTCTAACAACTACGACATGGAAGTGAATGTGGGCTTAGGTACTGGCAACAAAGATCAGCAGATGGCGATGGCAGCTATGGTATTGCAGAAGCAAGAGCAAATCTTGCAGACCCAAGGCCCAGCTAACCCATTGGTATCTGTAGCCCAGTATCGGGAAACATTAGGTCGGTTTATTGAAGCGGCAGGGTTT